TTTTTAATTTTTTCAACAGACCTTCCACCAAAGTATGCACCAAAGGCTGTAAGTGCTAAAAGTTGCCAAAGGTCAATCCAACTGTCTTTAATATGTAGGTCAACATAACCAAAGTCAACGAGAGTAAATACAGTAAGGATAATAAGCATAAAGGCCAGACTAAGAGGTCTAATAGACTTAGTGAGCCAATTACCCTGCATATCTGCTTCCCAACGCTTTGTAACTTCTTTTTGTATGTTGTAATCATAATCTAATATCTTTTTCCTTATCTCTGATTTTATCAGTTCTTTTTCCTCTGCACTTGTATGAATTTTATCTATAGCACTACCTACACTTTCTACTAAATCTTTTGCACCACTACTAAATATTTTACCTAAAATACTCATATCTTTATATTTATCTTTATTATATAGGGTTTACAAACCCTTTATATACCCTTAAAACTGTTTATCAAAGTCTATATACTCTATGGTTACATCTTCACCACTTTCTAATTGTTTAGATATTTCTTTGTAAACTCTTTTGTAAGCGTTTGTAGATTTACCAATAAATCCATCTTTTATTATTTGATTATTTTCCTGCGAATCACCGAGAAGCAAACACCCTGCAGTATTTTCATCAGTATTACCACAATGCAACAAAATGTAATCAAAGTTCGGAACATCCATAACTTGCAACATTCCTTTATGTATATTAGAAAAACGCTTACTATATTTATTATGAAAACCACCTTCTTTTCTGTATTGTATAAAATATTTACCTTTTGGTATTCTTGTTTCACCTTTTACCTTTAAAACCCTGTGTTCATCTTCAAGTGTGTAACATAAAAACCGAAGCCCAAAGCTTTCGGTTTTTTCAAATAATAGCCCATTTGTACTGTCTGTTTCGCTACTAAATCTATACACAACTAAGTCCATACTAACTGTTTTTCTTAATAAACTCTAAGATAATATCTATCTTACTTTTTATATACTGCATATCTTTTGCATTGTTTTCGTGATACTTAGAGAATTGTGATTTCACCTCGTATATGGAAAAAATGAAAAAACGATATAGAGCATAACAACTACCTATGAGTAGAACTAAAGTTATACCATATGTTTCTACTAATCTTAATATTTCTTCCATTATAGTTTACAGTATTTACAATCACCAAAACATACTTTTTTGAATGATAATTTATAAACTAATATACATACTAATACCTTCAATCTTTCAATCATTTTTACAATTTTTTATAGTTGCTAATTCCTTCCTTGACCTCTATATTTTTTACTATATCCTTTTTGACCCTTTGATGCGTTTTTAGAATGAACTCCTTTACGCTTCACTTTTGGCTTTGCTATAAAACTACTTACTACCTTTCTTGCCATTTTTGTAATCCCAAAATCTTTGTGTAGTATATATAATAGATATACACAATAACACAATCTGTAATACTTGCTCAACCTCTGTAAGAGATATAAAAAGAGTTACACTATTCAATCCTAAAACATCTGCATTTTGAGTAAGTAAAGTTTTCATATCTTAATAATCAAAAGTTAATTCTAAAGAGCCATTCCACCAAATAGATTTAGTACCTGCTGTTTGTTTTCTTAACACCTGTATCAAAACATCACCCTCAGAAAATGTCAATGTTCCTGACAATCCCATTTCTACCTTTGTTACAAACTTATTACCACTTGCACTATTTGTTAAATTTAATGTTTCACCAATCTTTGTAGGGTTTACATTAGCTCCTGTTCCTGATGTTACAGAAACCTTGTATAATTCCAAATCCCAATCTGCACTAGCACTACCACCGTGCATACAAACCCATTTTGTAACTGTACCTGAGTGACAACAAACAAACTCTGAGAACATATGTGCCCACTTCATACCAAGATTCAAGCTATTATTTGTAGCATCTAAAGGGTCAACCTCAACATTAAGATTGTGATAATCTGCAGAAAATTGCTTTGCATAGTAAGTACCTGCACTACCACTACCATTGTGATATCCACCTGTAGATATATAGGTTCTAGTTTTGTTAGATTCCCAAACCAATGAGCCACTAGAGTTTTTTGTTAGATATGTATTATTTGCAGCATTTGCAAAACCTTTTGGGTTGTGCAACTGACTGTCATCTAAACTACTATGTAAATTACTTGCCATATTATACTGAAGCTACTAAAATTTCTACATCTACATCATTACCTGCAGGATTTACCTGAATACTTGCTATATCAGCCATTGTACCAAAAGAAGGAGTAGTATCTGCTTCTGCTAACATAAGGTCATCAGGAGCTCCTAAAATGTGTGATTCACCTGCACCTAGTCTTATTTGATATAGTGTTGCAGCTCCAACGATAGCTAGTTCTACAGAGTTAGAATCATCAAGATTTGTAATTCTCATGTATTTAGCATCCTCAACATCAATAGCGTTATCGGCAGCAAATGCATTGCCATTGAATGTAGCTATAGTTGTCGTTTGACTGTTTGCACATTTTACTATTCTTTTATAAGCCTCATTTATTCCTGTAATTTCTAGTTGCTTTATGCCACCAAATTGAGTACCACCAAGAGTTATTGATTCTTGTATAGTAACTGTTAATGTAGCTGATGTTATTGTTGAAGCCATTATTTATCTTTTTTTATTAGTTTTATTTCTGTTATTAAATCTTCTTTTAGTATGTTAAGAAACTTAAGTAGTTCTTTCTCATCTACTTCACTTCTGTAGCCACCACCACCGTGTCTTCTACCACACATCCAAGAGCCATCAGGCATTTTATGTTCATATCCATCAGGACATCTAGAGTTCTTTCTAGTGTGTTGTGCATTATCAGCTTCTTTCATAGCTTTTTTCTGTGGATGTTTTTCAGGAAGCAAATCAGTATCGTGTATGCCACCTTGAAATCTACCTTTACGCATTACAAAAAGGAAAGAATTTGTACGAGCATACGCCCACTGCTCCTCAGATTTTACATTGGGTCTAACCGATTGTCTATTCGTTCTGTAAGCACCGACGCCTCTGTCAAACACTTTTTCTAACTTAGCGTAAGTTACTCTTGGATTCCAATCAACTTTCAAGTCTTTTACATCTTCATTATGCTTTTCAACTTTTGCTTCAAGTCCTTTCTTTACTGTTGGGCTAACATTTTTCATATTATCTTTTCTACCTTCTAGTTTTTTAGTTAACTCTAATATTACATCTTTCATTCCCTGTACTCCCAAGTTTCCAATCACACCCCACTTTATTTGTGCTACAACACCTGCTACATTTGATAAGTTAGGCTCTGCATCACCTTTGAACTTTTGACCATCTCTAAAATGTCTTTTAGCCCAACTCTCTCTTTCTTTTATCCAAGCTCTTATAGATTCAGTATCTTCACCCTTTCTTGCTCTACCCCAAAGCATAAAAGCTTCATTGCCACGAATGTTACCACCTGCCTTCCATATCTTTGGTTGCTGCTCTTTTAAGTTTTTAGCAAACTCATAAGGAAACTGCTTTTCTTCACTATTACGCAAAGTAATCTTTTTATCATCACCTCTTTTTGGAAAGTTTGTAGCCATTAGTAAAATATTATTCCGTTAAGTTTTGTAGCGTGGTCAACAGTAGGCATTGACGAATCTCCATCCTGCCCAAACAAAGGATATTTTCCTGATTGGTCTTCGTGTTGTATAAAAGCAATCATATCGTCAAGCATAACTTTTGCCTTTCTATATGTATCTTGCTTCATCTGATTGAACTGCTCTACATTTACAGGGTTGCTAAACTCTGATATGTTTGTTACAAGTCCTGCAGATGTTGTGTTATACTGTATCTCATTCATAACTTCAAATCTAACAAACCAACATAGTGCAGGTTTTAAAAAATCTGTAACCAAAGTAGAATTATCTGCCGATAGTGTTCCTGTGCTATGATTTTGTGTCTTTAATTCCTCATAAAAGTCTAAACCAAGTTCAGGTTTTATGTGTGCTAACTCAGCTATGTCTAATATGCTATCACTAATCAAAGCAGTATCAGTAGCTTGATTTGTGAAAGAGTTTTGTATTACTTCTGATGCAGTAACAAAATTATCTAAGTTTCTTACATTAGCCATATTAGTTTCTTGTTATAGTTTCTTCTTTCTCTACTCTAATCAGTTGTCTGTCTGCTAGTAACATATCCCCATCATCTAGCTTAGCTAAATCTTTGTGTAACATAGCTCTTTGCTCGTTTATAGTAAGAACTTGTTTTGGGTCTATATCAGACAAGAATGATATTGGTGGCTCATATATTACAGTTAAATCTTCTGTATCTATACCTAGCTCTTTGTTAATCACTCTTTTTATTGGCTCTAACAATATGTTAGTTGTATCTTTGATTACTGTTGACATAGCTAATTCATAAGCTATTCTAATCTCACTACCTGTGTTGTTCATCTTTCCTGAAGAAACAATACCACTTAACGCAGGTTGCCATCTGTGAGCAGTAATTATATTTTGGTCAGTTAGCTTTTGTAAATCTAAGAAGTCACCGTCTTCTTTGTTGTTAAGAATCTGAACATCAGTACCTCTACTTTCGTCTGCGTTCTTAACTAAGAATAGTATTTTAGAATTATTACCACTACCTGTCAAAGTGTCCTTTGCAGTTTCTACAAACTTTTCTGCTTCAGCTTCACCAAAGTCACCATTTACAGTAACTATAGCAGAAGGACTAAATCCATTTTTAAAGTTGGTATGATTGAACTTACCTATTTCGTAATCTATTGCAATGTGCTCTAAGGCAGCTACATAGTCAGGTAAGCCATAGAAATTAAATGTGCTTTCATAGTCTTTATAGTGTATTACAAAGCTACTATTAGACATATTAGGATAAATAGGTATTACCTGCTTCTTTTCAGGAGTTCTCTTATAATTATCCCAATCAGGATGAAAGCAAATACTTTTCTTGTTTTTGCTAACTCTGGCAGTAGCAGCATCTTTATGATAAAAGTTTATACCACCATCATAGACAACACCTTCTAGGTAGGCGTTACCATATGTGTAGTAATCATCTGCTAGTTTCTTAAAACAATCCTTAAGAGATTCTCCATTAGCATTTACATCAGAGATGAACTCTGCTAACCTTTCGTTTTCTGTCTTAAATCCACTACCTGTTGTAAAAGTAGTTTTCTGTGCAAGTACAGAACGGTGCGTTGAAGAATGTCTTTTTAAATCTGCTAAATATTGTGGAAAAAGATTGTCTTTACCAAACGGTATATATTCTTCTCTTACCCTATCTATTTGCTTTACCTCTCTATCTACATTAGGTGTACTAATGTTTACGAAAGCATATTTAGTATTAAAACTACTCTTTGTCTGAACTGTCTTTACTTGACTTCTTTTTGCCTTTTGTTTTCTTTGGTGCTGCATCTTCTACAAATTCTATGTGTTTTGTGTGACCAAGTTCATAGGCTTTTTTAAGTTCTTCCTGTGTAGCATCTGCCCACATAAAGCCTTTCATATTATTGAAACGAGCCTCACCTTTTTTTACTTTTGCTTTATACATATTGCAATATATTAAAAAATACATAGCTAGGGGCAAACGCCCCTAACTTGTATCTTAATTACTATTGTTAGCTTATGGAGCTATTGAGAATGAGCCGTCAGTAGCATCAATAGTTACAGCAGGAGTAAGTAAGTATGGTAACTCACCTGACATAGCTGTAAATGTTAATGTTGCTCCTGTCTCATCACCTAAAGCAGCACCTGTTGCAGCTTCAACACCTGATAGTCTGCAATACATTTGGTCATTCGCAATATCTCCTGTAAGAGCATATTTATTTGAAAGACCAATCACAAAAGTGTCATCATTGAAGTCAGTAGCAAAAACAACAAGGTTTTCATTAGTTAAAGCATCAATAGC